TATTTCATTTTGGTTTCCTAAATAGACCCCGAGAAGTTCAGGGCATGGGTAAATTATAACCCAGCTTATTAAGTCATCAACAATTATTTTGTAAGTACTTTCCCTAATGTTGCTTTTTTGCAATTGTCTATAATCTTCCTTATGGAAAAACAAAAGTTTATTGCACTAGCTGGCTCACAGAGTGAGCTTGCCAAGCTGTTGGGCATAAAGCAACCCGCTGTTGCCCAATGGAAGGCTGTACCAATAGCAAGAATTTGGCAATTAAAGTTGCTGAAACCTGAGTGGTTCGTTTAAGATTGTTTGAAACACGGCTAGGTCTGAAGTCATGAGCAGACCGAAAAGAGTTACCTCCCTCTCCTGCCGCAGTTTCTTTTAAGGGAGTATGAAAAGGCGAGTTATGCATTACTACCAATTTCACATTGGTGACTACATGAGTCACACTAGGCATCTTTCATTGATGGAAGATTTGGCCTATCGCAGACTTTTGGACTACTACTTTTTGCACGAACAACCAATAAAGCACAGGGATGCTGCCAGACAAGTTGGCATGAAAGAGCATGAAGAAGATGTTTTGACAGTCTTAAATGAATTCTTTTTATCCACAGAAGATGGCTTTGTAAACCCAAGGGCTGACAAGGAAATTAAGCAATACAAAGAGTTTGCAGAGGCTGGCAAACGTGGGGCGGCTAAGAGGTGGGGAACACCCCCTAATGGGGAGGCTAATAGCCCCCCTAATGCTACCCCAATAGCAACCAATAACCATAAACCAATAACCAATAACCATAAACCAAAGAGAGAGAAAGCAACTGTCGTTGCTTGCCCCCCTGATGTTTCTGAGCAAGTTTGGAATGATTGGTTGCAACTCAGGAAAGCTAAAAAATCCTCTGTGACCGAGACAGTCGTAAAAGGCGCAAGGTCTGAGGCCAACAAGATTGGTTGGTCACTTGAGCAGTTTTTGATTGAGTGGTGTACCCGTGGCAGCCAAGGCTTGAAAGCTGAATGGCTAAAAGAAAAACTCACCAAGTCTGAAGAACGCCAAAACGTAATGGCAGAGTTGACCAGGGGCAAATCAATTCCTAAAACGCCCTTTTGGGCTAAACCTGAAACCATAGTACTGGAGGCACAAGATGTGGAACGAAAACGACTTTTGTGATCCAGACTCAGGTTTTGATTACATTTTTGGAATGATGAACGCTATCTACGGCTCACGATTCATCACCCACTGGCAAGATGTTGACCCAAACCTTGTCAGACAGACTTGGAAGCAATACCTTGGCAGATTCCTGACTTACAAGCCAAGCCTAGATTTTGCGCTTGGCAAGCTGGACAAAGACTTTCCACCGAGCGCCATTGCTTTTCGGGATATGTGCAACCAAGGCCCATCAATCCCTGTTAAGCCTCCAACTGAAGTTCTGATTGAGCGCAAGAAAACAATCCATGAGCAGATTGAAAGCGAAAGAATCAGGGCAGAAGCGTTGGCTAAATTAGCAGAACTTAAAAAACACTATGGTGGAAAAGCATGAACAAAATTGAATTTGGTGATTGCCGTGAGATTATGCGTAAATGGGCATCAGAGGGTGTTAAGGCTCAAACTTGCATAACAAGCCCACCCTACTATGGCTTGCGAGACTATGGGACTGCTAAATGGGAGGGAGGCGATCCTAATTGTGAGCATTCCATCTCAATGCCTACTAAGTGGAATGACCCAAAGCGAGGAACTAATGTTTTGCGACCAGAGGTAGGACATAGAGGAGGATCATCATCAAACTGCCATCTCTGTGGTGCTAAACGCATTGATGAGCAATTAGGATTAGAAGATACTCCTGAAGAGTACATCAAAAACATGGTCGAAGTGTTTCGATGTGTTTGGGATGTTCTTGAAGACGATGGCACTTTATGGGTCAACATTGGTGACAGTTACTGCAACAGCAATGGTTTTGCAAGGGCTAGCCCTGAGTATCAGCGTGAAGGCAGAAACAATATGCCAGCTAATGATAGAAAGTTGGATAAATTACACGCTACTGGTCTAAAAACCAAAGACCTAATTGGAATACCTTGGATGCTTGCATTTGCTTTAAGGGCAGATGGTTGGTATTTGCGCCAAGACATCATTTGGCATAAACCAAACCCTATGCCAGAGAGTGTGCAAGATCGTTGCACTAAAGCGCATGAATACATATTCCTGTTTAGCAAATCACATAAGTATCACTTTGACCATGTTGCGATCAAAGAGCCTGTAAAAGAAGATTGGGGTACAAGAGACAGAAGTAATGGAAAGTACCACAAAGAAGGTACTGGATTGCAACCTCATTCTGGTTTAGAAAAGTCTTATGAAATGGCAAACAAACGAAGTGTTTGGACTGTTAACACAAAGCCTTATTCTGGAGCGCACTTTGCTGTGTTTCCAACAGAACTGATTGAGCCTTGCATACTTTCTGGCGCACCAGTTGGAGGAATTGTTTTAGACCCATTCATGGGTTCTGGAACTACCGCACAAGTAGCCCAAGACCTTGGTAGGCAATATTTGGGATGCGAGTTAAATCCTAAATACTGTGAATTGCAAAACAAACGTACAGCACAACAATCATTGATTCTTGTATGACACACCATGAAGCAACAGCCATCCTTAATCGGGTCAGAGAAGGTCAACAATTTAGCGAATTTGTCATCACAAGAGCGCTTGAACTTACGGGAGACTATGAGGAACACAGAAGCCCAAGAATGGATCAGACGCTATCGCAAGAAAGTCTTGGAGGAGGGCAGGGGAGAAGCCCAATATTGGTGGCAACAGACCCTAGCGGATATTGCCAAGAGGCGAGGCCAAGCGGCTGCTGACGATCTAAAAAAACGCATGAATGAACAGAAAGACAAAAAATGATGCAGATCATGTTCACGATTTATGGAATTCCAATTGCTAAAGGCAGACCAAGGTTTTCCACAAGAGGAAAGTTCCCTGTTGCTTACACACCTGAAAAGACCAAGAACTATGAATCCGATGTTGGGATGATGGCAAAGGCGGCAATTGGGGCATCAGAACCGCTAGAAGGGGCTTTGGAGGCGTTTATTTATGTCACCTTTCCTGTTCCCGCCTCATACTCAAAAAAACGCACTGAGGCTTGTTTAAGCGATTCTGAAAAACACACCAAAAAGCCCGATTTGGACAATGTGGTTAAGTCTGTGATCGATGGCATGGACAAAATTGTTTTTGAGAACGATTCCCAAATCACATCTATTCATGCCACCAAGGTTTATGGTGAAGTGGCAAAAGTTGAAGTAATAGTGAGGCAAGCATGATCGTCACCCTACACAACAGCCAACAAGCCCACACAGTACTGAAAGACTTATGGCCCAAGATTAAGGAAACCTTACAGGCTGGTAAGCAATTGCGCTTGGAGGTCAAGAAAGCCACCCGCAGCACAGACCAAAACGATATGTTCCATGCCCTGATTGACATGGTTGCCAAGCAAATGAAGGGCGCTGGCAGTGCTTGGTCATCAGATGATTGGAAAAGGCTCTTAATTGACCAATGGGCGCATGAAACAGGGCGCAAGGTGGGCAAGGTCGCCCCAAGCCTAGATGGGGAACGAGTTGTTCAATTGGGGCTACAAAGCCACAAGTTCACTAAAGAAGAAGGCTCAGAGTTCATTGAATGGCTCTTGGCATGGATGGCAGAAAAGGGGATTGAGACATGACACGAGAAGAAATTATGCAGATGGGGCGACAAGCTGGTTCATTTATTGAATTGGCTCAAGAAAAAGATTTGCTTTGGCTTGAACGCTTTGCCAAGCTAGTAGCACAGCATGAGCGTGAGAAATCTTTAAAACTTTGGATGCTGTTAGATGACATCGACACGGCTGATGACATTGCAAAAACAGACCACGACACCTATCGCAGGCTGTGCCGCAACACTCAACAAAAACGATGGGCTGTTTTAAGCGAATCCGAAGTTGATGCCGCCATCCGAGCAAGAGGACAAGCATGATGTGTCCCCGTTGTGGCTCTGAAACCCTCAAAGTTTTAGACACCCGATCAAACCCAGAATTCGTCAGCCGAAAGCGCCAGTGCGAAAACAACCACAAGTTTTACACCAAAGAATATGCAATATCCGAAACACAAGTATGTGAGAAGCCAGAAACTGCTAAAATTAGTGGCGGCTCTATCCTGTCAGCTTTGTGGAACAGAAAATGGAATTCAAGCAGCACATAGCAATTGGGGTGGCGGCAAAGGCAGAGGAATAAAAGCAGACGACAATCTGGTAGCGGCTTTATGCCAAACTTGCCATTACGACATTGACCAAGGTGCAAAGTGGTCAAAGGCTGAAAGACAGCAAGCATGGAACATTGCCCACTTCAAAACAGTTCAATTGTTAGTGGACACAAACCAATGGCCTGTTGACATTCCTGTACCGGACATTGCAAAATGAGTACGCTGACAAAATGCAGTTGCCAGCTTTTGGGGGCTGATGCTCCCATTTTTTTGAGGACACCATGCTAAAAATTGTGCAAAAGCCTGTGGATAAATTGATACCTTATGTCAACAACAGCCGCACCCACTCTGATGAGCAAATAGCCCAGATTGCCTCAAGCATCAAAGAATTCGGATGGACTAACCCGATATTGGTGGATGGGGAGAATGGCATCATTGCAGGGCATGGCAGGCTGATGGCTGCAAGAAAGCTGGGCTACAAAGAAGTCCCAACCATCGAGCTAAAAGACCTGACAGAGACCCAACGCAAGGCTTACATCATTGCCGACAACCGCCTAGCACTCAATGCAGGGTGGGACAATGAAATGCTGACCATAGAGTTGAATGACCTATTGGCAGACGGGTTTGCTTTGGACATATTGGGCTTTGACACTAAAGAACTAGACGCATTGTTAGAGCCTGAAATGGTGGAAGGGCTGACAGACGAGGATGCCGTACCTGACATTCCTGATGAGCCTAAGACCAAGCTGGGCGACATTTACCAACTTGGCAATCACCGCCTGATGTGCGGAGACTCCACAAGCATTGACGCTGTGGATAAGTTGATGGATGGGCAGAAGGCCGACATGGTGTTCACCGACCCGCCTTATGGCGTGGACTATAAAGGCATCAACAATGATTCAAGAGATGGCTTGGAAGACCTATTGAGGGCGGCATTTGCTAATTATCTGATGGCAGCCAAATCTGGCGCTTCCATTTATTGCTTTCATTCAGACCGCTGTGCTGATGTATTCCACAAGGTTTTTAGAGAATTCTTCCATTTCAGTTCAATGATTATTTGGGCTAAAAATAGTTTGACATTGAGCCAAACTGATTATCAGAGCCAGCATGAGCCTTGCCTTTATGGATGGATGGATAATGGCTCACACACATGGTATTCAGACCGAAAGCAAACTTCAGTCTGGAGATTTGATAAGGAAAAGGTTGTAGGTCATACCACTCCCAAACCCGTAGGATTGGTCGAGAAGGCCATCACCAATTCAAGCAAAGGTGGGGATGCGGTCATTGATCTATTTGGTGGCTCTGGCAGCACCCTTATTGCTTGCGAGAAGCAAAACCGCCATGCCAGGCTTATGGAATTAGACCCCAAATATTGTGATGTGATCGTAAAGCGATGGGAAGATTTCACAGGTAAAAAAGCCGTTTTATTGACAGAAACAGCAGAAACTGCTTAAAATTTAAGCGAGTTCCCCTACATAAAATGCCAATCTATCCACAAGAGCCGCACGAGCCAACAAAAGAATCCCGCAAACTGGTTGAATCCAGTAGCGGATTAGGCTTGCCTCACGAGTCCATTGCCTGCTTGGTTGGCATTGATGACAAGACCCTCCGCAAGTATTACAGGCACGAGCTGGACATGGGCAAAGCCAAAGCCAATGGGCAGATTGCCAAGACGCTGTACAGCAAAGCTGTGGGTGGAGATACCACAAGCCTTATCTGGTGGACAAAAACACAAATGCGCTGGGCTGAGACTGTCAAGCAAGAACACACTGGTGCAGATGGTGCGCCCTTATTGTTTGAGCGCATCGAGCGTGTGGTGGTGGATGCAAAAAATACTGAAGATTGTCGAGGCAGCGGAAAGTCTCACGCCTTTGCCGAGTTGATGATTGAGGAACACATCATTGACCCCAAGCGCAGAAGCGTTTGTGTCCGTGAAATCCAGAAATCCCTGAACCAATCGGTCAAGCGGCTGCTGGAGACCAAGATCGAGGCCATGAACGCTGGGGCTTACTTTGAAGTCCAAGATTCGGTCATCAAGTCTAAAAAGGGCGATGGTGCGATTATTTTTCAAGGTATGCAGAATCACACAGCCGACAGCATTAAATCGCTAGAAGGTTATGACTGCGCTTGGGTTGAGGAAGCCCAAAGTCTGAGCCAGACCAGCCTTGACCTACTGAGGCCAACAATCCGCAAGCCAAACAGCGAGTTGTGGTTTACATGGAATCCAAGGCAGCAGTCTGATCCTGTGGACTTTCTACTGCGTGGGCCAGAGCCGCCAAAGGATGCAGCAGTAATCAAGGTCAATTTTGGCGATAACCCGTGGTTTCCACAAGTCTTAAAAGACGAAATGGAATACGACAAGCGCAGAGACCCTGACAAATATCAGCACGTTTGGATGGGTCAGTACCTACAAAACAGCAACAGCAAGGTATTCAAGAACTGGAAAATTGACGACTTTGATGCACCGCCAGATGCCATCCATCGCCTTGGGGCTGATTGGGGATTTTCAGTTGACCCGACAGTTTTGGTGCGTTGCCACATTATTGGGCGCACTCTTTACATTGATTACGAAGCCTATATGGTGGGCTGTGAGATTATCAACACCCCTGAGTTATTCATGCAAGTGCCAGAGGCTGAGAAGTGGCCTATCGTGGCAGACTCAGCCAGGCCGGAAACCATCAGCCACATGAAGCGCAATGGTTTCCCAAAGATCATGACTGCTGTCAAAGGGCCAAAGTCGGTCGAAGAAGGCATCGAGTTTTTGAAGAACTACGACATTGTGGTTCACCCTCGTTGCATCCACACAATTGACGAGTTGAGCCTGTACAGTTATAAATCAGACCCATTGACAGGGAGAATTCTGCCCATGCTTGAGGACAAAAAGAATCACGTTATTGATGCTTTACGATATGCGTGTGAGGGCATCAGGCGGTCAGCGGTCACAAAATCGGCTACATTTACACCATTGCCCAATGTCAAACGCTGGTAGATAATCGCCCCAAAAGGACAAATATGGCACGAATACCCAACGACCAACGCCTTGCAAATTTACACGCTGAAGCACTGCGGCAGTTCAATGATATACAAACTGCGCTGCGGGATGAGCGTCTGCAATGCTTACAAGACAGGCGTTTTTATTCGTTATGTGGCTCTCAGTGGGAAGGGCCATTGTGGGATCAGTACGAAAACAAACCCAAGTTTGAGGTCAACAAAATCATGTTGGCGGTCATTCGCATCGTTAACGAATACCGCAATAATCGCATCACCGTTGACTATGTGAGCAAAGACGGTACTGAAAACGACAAACTGGCTGAAGTTTGCGATGGCCTTTATCGTGCTGATGAACAAGCATCTGTGGCTGATGAGGCTTACGACAATGCTTTTGAAGAAGCTGTTGGCGGTGGCATTGGCGCATGGCGTTTGCGTACAGTTTACGAAGACGAAGAAGACCCAGAAAACGAGCGCCAGCGCATCAGATTCGAGCCAATCTTTGATGCCGACTCAAGCGTGTTCTTTGACTTGAACGCCAAGCGACAAGACAAGTCAGATGCCAAATATGCTTTTGTGGTCAACAGCATGACCCGTGAAAGCTACAAAGAAATCTACAACGATGACCCAACTGATTGGCCTAAGATCATCCACCAATACGAATTTGATTGGGCAACTCCTGATGTTGTGTTTGTGGCTGAGTACTATAAGGTTGAGGAAAAGACTGAGGTAATCCGCATCTTTGAGGCCATTGATGGCACAGAGGAACGCTATACAGCCCAAGACTTTGCAGACGATGAAATGCTAGAAGAAACCCTGATGGCAGTCGGCACAAGGGAAGTTCGTCAAAAGCGCATCAAGCGTATGCGAGTTCGTAAATACATCATGTCTGGCGGTAAAGTGCTGGAAGATGCAGGCTACATTGCAGGCAAAAATATCCCCATCGTGGTGGTGTACGGCAAGCGGTGGTTTGTGGATAACATCGAGCGTTGTATGGGTGCTGTGCGCCTGGCTAAAGATGCCCAACGCCTGAAGAATATGCAACTGTCCAAGCTGGGTGAGATTTCAGCCTTGTCCAGCATTGAAAAGCCCATCATGACTCCAGAGCAAGTTGCTGGGCATCAGGTAATGTGGGCAGAGGATAATCTGAGGGATTACCCTTATCTGCTGATTAACCCTGTAACTGGTGCTGATGGCGGCACACAAATCAGTGGCCCTGTGGCTTATACGAAGTCGGCACAAATCCCACCTGCAATGGCGGCTTTACTTGCCATCACAGAACAAGATATGCAGGACATTTTGGGCAACCCGCAAGGGGCTGACAAGATGATTTCAGGCGTATCAGGCAAAGCGGTTGAGATGATTCAAACCCGTGTAGATATGCAGACATTCATCTACATGAGCAACTTTGCCAAGGGCATGAAGCGATGTGGTGAGATTTGGCTCGGCATGGCAAAGGAAATCTACACCGAAGACAAGCGCAAGATGAAAACCATTGCCGCTACTGGTGAGGCCGGAATGGTCGAGTTGATGCAACCCACCATTGACACCAAAACTGGTGCTGTGGTGATGGCAAATGACCTATCCAGTGCCACATTTGATGTGGTTGCCGATGTTGGCCCATCCTCAAGCAGCAAACGTGCGGCTACTGTCAGGGCTTTGACAGGAATGCTCCAGATCACTCAAGACCCAGAGACAGCCCAAGTGCTGACTGCAATGGCGATGATGAACATGGAAGGCGAGGGCGTTGGGGATGCCAATGCTTATTTCCGCAAGAAGTTACTGCGGATGGGCGTTGTTCAGCCAACAGACCAAGAGGCAGAAGAACTCATGGCAGAAATGCAAGGCAAGCCTCAAGACCCGAACGCAATGTATTTGCAAGCCGCAGCCGAAAATGAGATGGCGAAAGCAGCCAAAGCTAGAGCCGATACTGTTGAAACCGTGGCAAGCGCAGAACTCAAACGGGCGCAAACGCTAGAGACTTTGGGCAAGGTTGAAGAGACAGCACAGAGCATGGCGATGACCAATGCCCAGGCAGTGCAAGAAATTTTGCAGGGGCAGATTGTGCAACCTGTTGCGAATCAGTAAAAAACAAGCGACAATTAAAACAACGGTTACCACCCAGCCGTTTAAAGTGGGTGAGTTGAATGGGGTCAAAGATGAATCAAAAGGCAGTAATTGAGGACAATGAAGTCGAGGTAATAGAAGAAGAAATCGAAGTCAACGAACCAGTTGATGAGGTTGAACCAGAAGATACCGAGGAAGTTGTTGTCAGCATTGGTGAGGAAGCGCCACCTCCCGAAGAACATACTCCAGCGCCTGAATGGGTAAAAGAGTTGCGTAAGACGAACCGAGAACTGCAAAGGCAGAATCGTGAACTGCAAAGCAAGCTACAAGCCGCACCAGCTGAGACCAAGCCAGTGGTGATTGGAAATAAGCCAAAACTAGAAGATCACGACTATGACGCTGATGCATACGAGGAAGCATTGACAAGTTGGTTTGAGCGCAAGCGTCAAGCCGATGAAATCAACGCCAAGCAAGAAGCTGAAGTTATGAATCAGCAAAAGGCATGGCAAGCCAAGTTGGATGGTTATGGCAAGGCGAAAGCCGAACTAAGAGTGAAAGACTTTGAGGATGCTGAAGAAGTTGCTCAACAAGTTTTTTCTATCACCCAGCAAGGCGTTTTGCTGCAAGGTGCAGATAATCCTGCACTCGTTGTTTACGCACTCGGCAAAAACCCTGCAAAGGCTAAAGAGTTGGCTGAAATCAAAGACCCCGTAAAGTTTGCCTTTGCGGTAGCAAAACTGGAGAAAGACTTGAAAGTTACAAATCGCAGGCAAGCACCCGCCCCAGAGCGTATCGTTACAGGAACTGGAAGATCATCTGGTGCGGTTGACTCAACACTTGAACGGCTGAGAGAAGAAGCGGCTCGTACTGGCAACATGACCAAGGTCATTCAGTACAAATCGCAGAAACGAACAGCATCCAAATAATTTAATAGGAGCTTATTATGAGCAATAGTTTTTCAAAAGAAGAGCGCGTAGCGTTTGAGGACATCCTCGAAGGCTTTAACGATGCTTTGGTTTTATCCCGCAACGTGTCCATCTACAACACAGATGGCTCGATGATGGAACGCACGAACAACGTGATCTATCGCCCCCAGCCTTACATCGCACAATCGTACGATGGCATGGATCAGACTAACAACTTCACAGCTTACACACAGCTTGCAGTACCAGCGACACTCGGCTTTCAAAAGTCTGTGCCGTTCATTCTGGATGCTTTGGAACTGCGTGATGCGTTGCAAGAAGGTCGTTTGGGCGAAGCCGCC